ATTGGCATCATCGAATAAACGATTCTTTGAGGTGGGATCAACTATAACGTCAAGGGGGTCTTCTGTGGAAAGAGTGACTTCACCCTTACCCATATCCTGTGTGGCATCATAATCTATAACAAGATAGCCTATAGCGGCTGTATAATAATCATCAATAGCTTGTCTCGTATGCATGATACCATTGGACTTATCAAATATAAAAGCTAAAAGCCCACTTAAAATGTGAGCTATCTTGTTATCTGAATCTTCTCTTGGGGCTACTCTAAAGGATGGTCTATGCGCTGTCATCATGGCTTTACCAGATTCAACAGCTGGGTGTATACGATTTACAACTGCTGTTAATAATCCTCGTGAAGCTGCTTGATCTTTTTGTTCTTGGCTCCATTGTTCACCGAATCTGAACATCTGGTTCTCTCGAACTTTCGCTCTCCAAGGGTCGGCCTTACTTTTGAAATCGTTAACTAACTGTAATGTTTCGTCAACTATTGTTAATTTTTCGTTAATCATAGGTGGTAATATACAACCTAAATGGTCATCCAGTCAAGTACTTTTTTAACTTTTTTAAACTTTTTCCCTTTAGCGACGATATTCTCATGTTTACATGGTCGTGAATTCTGTAATGCGATCCACACAGCATCCATGATATCATCGTTCTTTCCTTTAGGGTAACTAACAAACTCAGCAGGACCTTCAAGGTTGTCACCTCTCCACTTAAATTGCCCCCTAGCGAACATAGGGACCAAAGATAACAACCTCTCTGACTTAGAATTACGTGGTTTTATACCAGATTCAATGCCGGGGATGTGTATGCCTTGTTCTCTACAAAGCTCCCTTACAGCTACCCTCAGGGCTTCCTGATAGGCAACTGTCTCAATCTTCATCTTGTTATGATGATACTTCTTAAACCTGCTAATAATATGATGGGGTTGTTTATCTGTTGATATCCTTCCACGAAAGGTTTCTATGTCATATTTGACACCTTCAAAGTCGATACCAATGCTTTGTATTACGAAGTAATCTGCTGTAGAGCTTAAACTAGAGGCTACATCAACACCCCCATAAACGTTCACAGGTTTGACAATCTTCTCTTCACCTCGATATCTGACCATACAGGACTGTCCTTCGATGTATTCATAGTCAAACTGATGTGTCTCCATCCATTCAGGCTTAAACGGAGCTTCATCAGGGTTCTGAGCTTGGTTCATATACTCCTGATAGAACCCATTAGGATTACCATTCAGTTCAAACTCTTTACGTATCTTCCGAATACGCTTTAATGGGAACTTCTCAACCCATAAACTCTCACCCTCATCATTAATTATCTGATACCAGAGTGTTTTCCACATTCCACTTCGTCTAGCCCAGTATAAGAAGCAATCTTCTGATATTACAGTACCAATATAGACTACTTTAACATCATCTGATCCCGACGGTATAACAGCGTCTAATATCCAATCACGATTCTTTTTACGAGCTTCTCTAGTATTGGCATTCTTTTCAGATTCTATATCATCCATTATGATGAGATTGGGTCGAGTATCGCCCTCAATGTAACCCCTAACACGCTGCCCGGTACCAACTGCGATGATTCTGATACCATTTTTAAGTACAATGTCGGTGTTGGTCCATCTTCTGGCGTTACCCGGCCCATTTTCTCCAAATAAATCTATGAACACCTGACTATTCATCAGATGGTGCTTAATTCTTGCTAGGAAATTCTCAGATTGTGTCTGTGACTCCGAGATAATCACAATAAAGAGTTCTTCGTTACTCTTTTTAAAGGCAATACGCCAAAGAGGATACACAAGTGACACTAGGGTACTCTTAGAGCTACCTCTAGGTGCTGCTATCAACGTCCTATCATCATCAGATCGAAGGTTATCGTATATCTCACTATGAAATGGTGGAGTAGCTAGCTTTGTAGCTGTACCCAAGCAGTATCTACCAAAAAGAGCCATATTGTTGTACAGCTTCTGGTATAACTTACGTTGTTCGTATTCTTCTTCGAAGCTATCTGTCTGGTTGTTCGTCATATGACTTTAGTTTCTTCCGTTTGTTCGACTTTTTCAGGAGTTTCTGCCACTTCGACAACTTCTGCTTCTTGGGTCTTTTCTTTTTTCTGTGATTTGTATGACTCATGATTTTCCTCTAATTTGAGTTCTTCTTTTCGTATGGAATCTATCATTTCGGTAGTAGTGGTAGCTGTGAGTACCTTTTGAGTACTCGTCTTAGGTGGTTCTTCTATACCATGCATGCGTTGGAGTTTATTAATCATCTCCATGAGCACACCTAATTTACCTTCATCCTTCGCTAATTTGATTACATAATTCATCAGATCAATTGTATCACCTTTAGTGAGACCTCGTTCTTCGAGAATTGCCTCTAGTTCGTCACCTATCATTTTTTCCATTGCCTTTGTCTTAATTGTTTTACGCCATTTATGTCGTTTGGTATCTGTTAGTTTATCACCAAACATCCACTTAAGGGCTTCTTCTAGGTTATAATTATTCGCCAGATATTTAGCTATTAATCTATGTTTCTGACTAGACACTACGAACTCATCATAGGTTCTTCCTTTGGTGTCATAGCGTCCTTTACGGTCCTTTACGAGTAGCTTAGTAGTCTTCCTACTAATAAACCTACCCCAAGGACATCTTATGTACTTACTACCGTTAGCATATTCGTTAGCCGCTAGTGTCATAGCTACTACTCCATCATCAGAAGTACAATACTCACCTACTATAGCTTCTGTCCAATGTAGGTAACGTATGTTCATTGTGTTAGCTTCCTCCTGTGTATAACACTCATACGTTATAGGACCTGTCTTATACTTAACTGTTACTGTGTACATACGACTAACATACAACTAACGTATGGTACCATGCAAGTACTTTATTAGTATCTTATATACTACTACGTAATATAAACCCCTATAAAGGGTTTATATATTGTACTTCTAAAGCTTACCTAGTATGGAACCATGCATGGTACTTAGTATGGTTACTATAAACAAACCCCTTCTAGGGGGTTTGTATGGAGTAGTATGGTTCCATGCATGGTACCTTAAGAGTAGAACGTATGGTACTCTTTTAACACGCCTAGGCGCATGCGTGCGTTCGTGAAACTGTAAATCTGATAAATAATACTTGCATAGTATATTCAACCTAGTGTAAGTTTGAGTAACAAACAGGGGGCATAATATGCCGAAGAAGATAAACGTAGGACAGACAATGTACAGAATACACACCAAGTGTGACAGTTTCTACTTGAAGGTTACTGGTGAGCTAGACAAGAACAATGAGATTGTTAGTCCTAGTAGGGTTATGACTAATAAGCTAAACAAGCTATGGCTTGAGACTGAATCAGATATTATACCCACCACAGACATCGTTAAGAACACTGTAATTGCAGTGAGTAAACACTTAGTACCACCTAAGAGTGGAACATCAAATTACGGAATAAAGATAAAGTAACTTGTTGCGTTAGGCTTTGGCAGTTGAGCCTTTTTAATCAACTGTCGACAAATAAATGGAGAAATAATGTATAAAGCAGGGAAAGAGTTACCAGAATACAAATGCCACAAAACAGTATGGGCATTAAAGATAAGAGCAATAGACTATCGTGATTCAGATGACGATACCTACCTTTGGTTTGAAGAGGATGGTTATAGTCCTATAATAGTCGATAAAACTTGGCTAGACAAACATGAACCAGTAGTTGGTGGATACTTTGTGGTTTACAAGGGTGGTTACAGATCATTCTCACCTGAAGAAGCTTTTGAAAAAGGGTATAACCTAGTAGATGGTAATTCTTTGGCAACAATACTCATCAACCATAAGCCATATGTTGTTGAGAGGGATGTATACTGGCACATAGTAGGCTTAAGAAACACCATGCAGGACATAAAGAACACAGTTATAGATATGGAGCAAATATAATGATAGCAACAGCAATAGAACTTAATATGAGCTTTTCTAAAGCACTACAAAACATAAAGCAAGGACAAAGAGTAACCAGAGAGGGTTGGAATGGTAAAGATATGTACATAGAACTACAAACCCCTGATGAAGGCAATAAGATGACACTTCCGTACATCTACATGAGTACAGTAGGAGGTGATCTAGTCCCTTGGTTAGCAAGTCAGACAGATATCCTCGCTATGGATTGGAAGAGTGCATAATGGAATATTACATGGAAGATTTCGTACAACGATTACAAACAAAGTACATGGATTACCTCAATGATGAAGACCTAGAGATGATGACAGAGATCAGATGCATGATAGAGGCTTGTCTCTGTGAGGATATAGAGCCTCATTGGTATACAACAGTATTTACAGATGG